GAGGCGAACCGCTTACTCGAGCCAAGTTCAATTCACGACCTCTGTCGCCATCAATCCAAGCAAGAGCGGCACGACCTTGAATATCTGTAAAGGCGGTCAAAGGATTTGACTCATACTTTGCCATTACGAAAGCGGCTTCTGAATCTACTTGACCAATACGCTTGTGGTCAGGATAGCGACTTAGAATCTCTTTGTCGTTAGAAATATGACCGTTATGAACTCCAACCAAGTTCTCAATTACGATTGGGTGGTTGTTGTGTTCATTCTTAGGTGAGCCTTGAGTAGCAAAGCGAGTATGAAGAATTACATTCTTTACACCGCTAGGCATTAAAGGTAAGCGAGTCTGAACGAAAGTCTTCGCGCTGTAAGGCGCTTTTGTATAACGGACTTCATTCTGCTTGGCGTTATACCAAGCCGCACCTGTTGCATCACGACCACGCTCAATAATTCCTTCCAAGAGCGCCGCTGATAAAACCTTTGCATCAATATGGTCTTCTGCCTTAACACAAAATCCTGCGATTCCACACATAATAGTTCTCCTTTTCTTAGTTGGGTTAGGCCGCTACTGATACGCGGTTTAGTTGAGCCTCGCGGCGAAGAAGGAATGACTTTGTTGTTGCATCCACATTGTGAGCATCTAGGAACTCAGCGACTGTTGAGTAAGTCATAAGTCCTTCAGTTTCTAAAGTTGATACTGAAGCAGTCTTTGCGATTGCTAGAAGCATCTGAACCCAAGCCACAACTTTCTTACCATTAAGCGTTCCTTGGTGTTGGCGAAATTCAAGAGTTCCATACTTTGGAAGTGAGCAAGTATTAACTGTGAAGTAACGATTATTACCACCACGACCATTTGCAGCACATTCTGCATACACATCTACTTGGCTTGGTGAGTAAGGCATTGTGTAGTTTCTATTGTTACGGCGTGATTGTGAAACTAAACGGTCCATTAGTTCTTGGTTACGAACATAAGAGTTGAAGAAGTTCTTGCGTTGCACATTATTCATACCAGCGGTATCAACATGGACATGAAGTCCACAAGTTGTATTTACTTTTGCACCAGCACCATCAAGAGCGTTCAAAGCCTTCTCAAGTTCTAGAAGTCCTTCTTCGCCTTTAAGGATTGGTGAAACTAATTCAAGTCCTGTTCCTTGTCCTGTGTTACGACCAGTTACTGAACCATCTGTAACGATTTTCCAATCTGAAGTTACAGCGTGTGTGTAACCTTCAAATGAAACTCTAATGCCAACTGCTTGAAGAGCGGCGACTGCTTGTGAAGGTGTGATGTTGTAAAACTCTGCTTCGATTCCGAACTGACGAACTTCAACAGTTGTTGTTGAAACTTGATTACGAAGAGCCGCCATAACCGCGTAACGAGCGGCTGAAGGATAATTTCCATAACCTAGTTGGCGAGCGATTGCTCCGTAAGACATTCCTGAGTTACGAAGTGCTAGTGCTTCTTCGTGTCTTGTATTTCTTTGTGTCATTTTCTACTCCTTGGGTTGAGTATCGCTTTCTGCGATAGGCCAATTATCCAATTTCCTGAGTACGCAGACAACTACATCCAACTTGAATCCCCGCAGGGCTGAAACTTTTTTTACGCAGGGATTGGGATTTGGGATTGGATTTTGGTGTTTTGGCTCAGATTTGCAAGTTGAACGCCAAAGATTTTTCGTATTCAAGCCAATCGCCTGATTCAATCAAAAATCCTTTTGGAATATCTTTAGCAACAAAAGTTAAAGCATTAATTAATAATCCGTGTCGAGTTCTAACTTCTAACACTTCGGCATTGTAACCAGCAAAGACTTCCATCATCAATACTTCTAAGAAGTCTTCAGTATTAGTTTGAACATCCATCAAAGTTCCTTTAACAGTTCGATTAAGGTCTTTGGTTATTTCAGGATACAAACCTAATGGATGTTTGTGTAAAGCATAATTATTTAAAGTAGCAGGTTCGTAGTTTTGAGTTACAGTCCGAAGCATTGAATGGAGAGAGCCTTTTGGTTGCAAAGTTCCATAGACGAACAATTTAGCCATTCGTTTCATTTACACCCCTCCTTGCTAGTCGTATCAATAAGTCCGTGAGGATATTTTGTTTATCCTCTAAAACTTTACCATCGGTTGTAGCATCTACGAGTTCTCTCTTATAGGCAATTAACTCTTTTATATCTTCATCAATAGTTCCTTCGGCGATTAGAGTCCAAGCGGTAACGGAATCTTGTTGTCCAATTCTGTGAGCGCGGTCAGCGGCTTGGTCCATATCGGCTGGAGTCCAACCTTGTTCAAGAAATAAAACATCACTAGAGGCAGTTAAGGTAATTCCAATACCGCCAGCCTTCAAGGTGCTTACAAAAACTTTACAGTTTGGGTCTGTTTGGAAAGTATCAATTGAGTGAGTTCTTTCTTCTATTGTCGAATCACCAGTTAGTTTTACAGCCCCATAATGTTCAGCAATACGGTTTGCTAATGCCTTATGCCAAGTAAAAACAATTAGTTTGCTTTCAGAGGTAAGGAAGTTATCTATCCACTCAACTGCTGATGAGTATTTAGCCTCACTTGCTAATCGTTTCAAAGTATTAACAGCAACTAATTGTTCTGCCGCTTGTGCTTTTATTGTTGCTACTAAGGCGGCTTCTCTTGCTTCGTGAGTATTAGCGCCAGCGGCTTCGGCTGACTCGTGCGCTCGCCTTGCTAAGAATGAGATTAAATCAGACTCAGCCTCTCTATATTTCTTCATGTGTTCAAACGAAGGTTCGACAATTACATCACTCCAGCGTTTAGGTGGTAGTTCAGTAAGTACATCTATCTTTCTTCTTCGAACATACATACTTTGACGGAGGCGGCGATTTAATTCAGGCAGATGCCTTGTTCCTGAATACGCATCGCGGAACTTGGAAGCGCCACCAAACTCTTTCAATCTACCAAGGATTCTAAGTTGTGCGGTTAGTTCTGTCGGATTATTAAGGACAGGAGTTCCAGTTAAACACATAATTGGTTCTTGAATCCTGTCAGCGAGCGCAATAGCGGCTTTTGTTCTTTTGGCTTTTGGGTTCTTGCAATAGTGGCTTTCATCGAATACGGCTGAATTGAATCCTAAAAGTCGTGGCGACCAGTAATCTAAAATGTCGTAATTAACAATAACTACATCTGCTTTAGGCACATTCCCTTTACGACCTCTTAACACTTCTACCGATATGGTTTTAGGAAGCCATTTCTTTGCTTCTCGTTGCCAGTTAATTTTTAGGCTCGCCGGACAAACTACAACAGCAGGATAGGCGTTTAGTTTATGAATTGTTGCTAACGCTTGAACAGTTTTACCTAGTCCCATTTCATCTGCAATAAATAATCTTTTGGCATTAATTGCATACTCAACTCCTGCTTTTTGGAAAGGCATTAGAACTCCACCTAACCCTTCAACTTCTAAGTCGGAAGTAGTAGCGCGAGAGGCGGCAACTCGTTCGTGCATCTTTCTTGCTTCAATAAAAGGTTCAGAACAGGTTTCATGTATCTGTGCTTTTGTATCGGTCGCAAACTCTAAAACTTCTAACGCGGATTCTAACGGCGCACTCCACGCTCTTAAAATAGATGAGTAGCGAGCGCGAGGTATTTCTCGAACCTTTTCAATAAGTTTAATGTCGTAATCAAAGTATAAATAAAACCAATAACTATCGTATTTGATAACTATTTTTTCTTCCGAAAGTATTTCTTCTATCTCTTGGAGTAGGAAGGAACTCATTTACCCTTAACAATCTTGTGCACATTTTGTTCCGACATACCTAACAAGTCTGATAGTTTGCGAGCCGTAACTTTATCTGAACGCAACTTAATCATTAAGGCTTTACGGTCATCTCTTAAGGCAGAAAGTTCGGATTGAATTCTGTTTATTGCTTCAGTTATTTCAACAACCGCCTCTAGTTCATCTTCCATTACTTTCCTCCTTTAGAGGTTCAAGTGTAGTGGTAAGTGAGCCGTCATCATTAAGCATGACCCAACCTGCAATAGTTTTGACTGGAACATTATTTGGCATCTCGAATTGTGGAACGATGAATCCATAATCCATCGCTTCGCTTCTATGGCTCTCTAAATATCCGTGGCAACCACTTGTTCCTGAACCACATAATGCCATTAAGTTTGAAGGGTAATTAGTTTCAGGTCGATGCGTTCCACCCATCGCTCTTGGTCGGCGATGATGAATAGACATTGGAATTGACTGAATTGAAACTCCACAACGCTCACATCTAAAGCCAGCGCGAACCATTACACTCATTCGCACTTCAGTAGTTGCTCCTGTCTTACGCCTCGATTTCTTTGGCACTAATACCTTCTAACTGCCGATTAAAACTTATGGAAGATAGTTGTACTTCTAAATGTTTCTCGGCTTGCTCTTCATACATTTTAAAGAATTGTGAGCGAATAGTATCGGTATTAGTACTTAAACAAAGTTCTCGATACCCAATGGCGTGAACAACTTGTGAAACGATTTGGTCGTCAAATGTGGGTCGTTCATAAATGCCATATCTACGGACTTGTGACATAACTAATTCCCAAGCCTCGTTCTTGGTAAGAGGTAATCCATCCATCTGTTCTAGGACTTTTTTTCTAATAGCGGCTACCGAGGGAGGAAATTCTGATGCCATCAGAAGGCTTCTAAGAGCGTTTTGAGCCTCGTTCTTATCTAAGTCGGCTAAGAGTTCCACATAGACCGATACCGTCTCTTGAGTCGGCTTCCATGAGGGATAAGCGCTCGCAATCATTCCTACTAAAATGGCACACTCTTGTTTATTCATTCATCTCCTAAGTTATTTATGTAATCACGAACTACATCAACACCCTTCGAGGACTTACTTCTTTGTGCTTGTAGTCTCATTTTTTCATACTGCTTTCTAAGGGCGGCTGGAGAATGGATATTAGAAGACCAAAATGAGTCTGCTTGCGACCATCGTATTGCCGCTTCGACTTGTTCAACAGTCTTTTCGTCTATCCGAATTAACTTATCAATATCACCAACCCACTTACCACTAATGGTTGGTCGCTTAACTCCATTACCAACCATTAAGTCGGCAAGTAAATTACAAAGATAAAGATATTGTTTCGGAATCTCCTTATCTTGACTCTCCTTTATAATGGCTTTCCTTATTTGGGAGGATTCAGTCCCCACCGTGGCTTCCTTTCGGCTACTACCGTGAGGACCGAAAAGAGGCGAGGTAGAGAGTTTTTCGTCCCCACCTATGGGAGATGAAAGAACTGTATAGAGATTAGATTGAAGGTCGCCTTGTTCAGTATGTCGATGTGTAATAGTTATCGCACCGATTGTAACAAGTTCTTTTAATGCCCTATCAACTGGCTTTGTACTATCCATACGCAAGTCCGAGGCGAGTCGTTTCCTTGAAGGAAAGCACGACCCATCTCGGTCCGCGTATCGTCTTAAAACTCCATAGAGTCGAACGGCTTGTGGGCTTATTTCAGCGAATAAAACCCATTCAGGAATAATTGCAAAGAAGTTGTCGGCAATAATTTTATCTTGGGATTCCATTATTGCCCTTTCCTTATTCCATAGTTACCTGTTCAACTCTTTTCTTATAAGCCTGAAAGAGTGTCGTAAGGGAGTCGGAGTCTAATGCTTTTTTGGCTTCAGACAAAGTCGGCTTTAAGGCTTCCAACTCTACTTCCGAATTAGCCTTTTCGATATCATCAAGAAACTTCTTGATGTCGGCTACTTGTACAACTTCTTGTACCACTTCATTACTTAACTCTTCAACTACTTTAATTGGTTGTAGAGGTGAGGCAGTTACTTCCATCTGTTCCATTTCTTCAGATGCATAAATACCTGAGAGGTCTTGAGGGAACGCTTTACGAAGTGCTAATGCTTCAGCGCATTTAGCAATCATAAGGTCAGGCATCTTTGCCCAAAGTCCTGAAAGTTTTCCATTATATTGAACCGCATACGAATCAAACTTTGCAGTTGCCCATAATGGTTCACGCCAGTCTTGGTGATAGATTCCAACTTTAGCGGCGGCAGGTGGAGTCTTTTCTAACCACACATCTACCCACACTCCATCTTCTCCACACCAAAAGGTAGGAGTTTGACCTCCATACTTTCCTGAGCGTTGAGCAACTAAACGAAGTCCATCAATCGAGGCTTGGATAGTAAAACGACCAGCACGACCAATCATATAAATCTGTCGAGCGAAAGGGTCTAATCCTGTTCGTTGGCAGAAGTGTAAAAAGACTCCTAAATCGCCAGCGCTTGCTTCTTGAAGTCCTAATTGCTTGAGAGCCGAGAGTTGTTTATCATCCCAGTTCTTTTGGTCTTGAGTTACTACTAAAACGCCACCTTGGTTAGACATTTGTTGCCTCCTTTTTTCTTTTATGTTCTTCCAGCATTAAGTGTGCGATAAGTTCTAAAGAGGTTGCAATTCTTTCTTGAATACTCATACTTCCATCTTGAAGACTCATAGTTCAACCTCGACTTTGTATGAAATATCGCTTGGGGTAATTTGGATATGGGGAACAACCTCACCAGTCTTAGGGTCAATTACTTGAACGCCATCAACTGCATAAGCCTTTTTAAGTTCGGCTTTATCAACTTCGTATTTAATTCTAATTAATGAGTCGTTATGGTTTAACAACCAGTCAGTTAATCCATCTTCTGTTTCCCACTTCGGTTGAGTGGTTCGAGAAGTTATCTTGCCATAAGGAGTTGAGATAGATTTCTTATCGGGGTCTGCTTCACGCTCTTTACGAAGATAGGCAGTTAAGTGGTTCTCAAAGAACTCTCTTTCTTGCAATAAAGGCTTGTTTACTTCTTCAAGCCATAATGCGATTCGTTCTTGTTCTGCTTTAGCAATAGCGGCATTTGCTTCTAATGCAACAATAACGCTTCTTGCTTTTCTCATAGCCCATGTTGCTTTCTGTAAATCATCTACAAGAAACACTTCTCTTTCGGGAGTTTCTTGAGTTTCAAACTCATCTACTGTTGCAGGTTCCATACATTTCCTCTCGCTTGGGATAAGACACCATACAGCGAGCCACCGACAAGACAAGGACATCAATTAGGTCGTATGTAATAATAACCAAAGAAGGTAAGACTCTCTAACTTGGGGTGAGAGTCTTACCTTCCTTTTTAGTTTAGTACTATTTAAGCCTTTGGTCGAGCAATTGCCATAATGGTTTTGTAATCACGCTTCTTTAAATAAAATCCATCACCATTGGACTGAGAGCCAGCCTTACCTGAAGAAGTATTTCCTTCATAAACTTGAACATACTTTAGAGCGGTGTTATGCCATTTAACAATACCTACATGGTCAGGTTGAGCGTCTTCATCGAACTGGAAGAAAACTATGTCGCCAGCCTGAGCCTGTCCGATTGGTACGAGTTGGTTATTCTTAGTCAAATACTTTAACCAAGCATCGCAAGAGGCAAATCCTTTTTTAGTATTAGCAACTGCCGTAATGCCACCAGCATCGAAATACATCTTTGAAGCAGACATCGCACACCAAGGTTGGTTATTAAGTCCATACCATTTTCCAAAAGTAGTGTCGTTGTTAGGTCCTTCTGTATAACCAATAGAAGCCTTACACAACTCCATTAACTTTTTAATATCTAAAGCCATCACTTTTCCTTTCGTTTATCAACCTTTGCAAATGCATCGTTGATTTCATCACGAGTCAATCTACCATCTTGGAGGAAAGAACGCGATAAGGCTTCAACGACAGTTGATACGCCAAGTAAGCCAGCCATCATTACGGCTGAAAGAGTATCGATACCAAAGACAGCACCAGCACCAATTACTGAAAGACCGGAAGCGGCGAACACAGCAAGTATTCGCATAAGTATATTTCCTAGGTTATTCATCTTCATTCCTTTGTCGGCGTATTGGGTAAGTAATAATCCATACCGCTACCGCAAACATAATTGCGTACCCCACAATACCTTTGGCTGTTCCATCAAGAACAATCCAAGCAATAAACATTCCAAGCAGGGTAAATAACTGACCGATTAAATCTACAAAAAAGGCTCTCATACTGGTCTCCTATACGCTACGGCTCCAACTGCACTCGCGGCGACAGTTGTTGCTGCTATGTTTCCGACAATGGTGGCGGCTACAACAGTTTTAGTTGCTTCATCTCTTTCCTCTTCAGACATATCCGCTCCGAGATTTCCAAGAGCAAATATAAGTTGAGCAGGACTTTCAAAGATTGCAACTAACATCTCGGCTGGGGACTCGAGGAGTTCAAGGGCATCTGCAACTACTGCACTAATTATAACCTCGTTACCGTTTTCATCCTGTCTTACCTCAACTGGTTGCGTGTCGGGTAAGTCGGCGTAGTCAATTCCAGCCTCTTGAATGGCTTCAGCGGTAACGGCTTGACCTTCAGCAGAGGCGATAAGAACTTCAGCAACAAGTTCTTTTTCAGCGGTTGTAAACTTTCCGTCAGAGGCTAAAGTTTCAGAAAGGTTATTTACTTCCGCTTGAGTAACTTGACCATCAGCGGATAGTGCTTCGACGATTAGTTTTTCTTCAGCCTTATTTAATGGACCGCTATCAGATAAAGTTTCAATGAGAGCAGTTGCCTCGACTTCAGTAACTTCTCCGTCAGCCATTA